CTTTCTACATTCTCTAGAAGAGGAAACTCTTATGAGGCAGAAAGTGGTTCACACGATGATATGGTAATGGGATTGGTCTTGTTTTCTTGGTTGACAGATCAAACCTTTTTTAAAGATATTACTGATATTAACACTATGATGAAACTAAGACAAAAAACTGAAAATGAAATAATGGACGATTTAACACCATTCGGGTTTAATATGGATGATATGTATGATAATGGAGAAGCGTCTCCATATGCCCATAACTTCTTGGGGTATGACTAGTTTTGAATTTTATAAATAGTCCATAGAAATAGTTTGAAGATAACTATAAACATATAAGGAGAAATGACAATGGCCTTTCAAATAAGCCCAGGTGTAAATGTTTCTGAGGTTGACCTAACTACGGTTGTACCCGCAGTTTCATCAACTACAGGTGCATTTGCTGGCGTTTTCAACAAGGGACCAATCGGAGAAGCAATATTAATCGACTCTGAAGTTACTTTAGTTGAGCGTTTTGGCAAACCAACCGCAGATAATTTTGAATCGTTTTTTACAGTTGCAAACTTTCTATCATACGCTGGCGCTTGCTATGTAGTTCGTATCGATAATGGTGCAACTAAAGCTAGTAACATTAGCGCCCCATTCATCGCAAAAAATGCAGGTATAGATGGGGATTCTTTAGAAGTCGTAACTGTTGGAGATGGTGTAGGAGAGTTTTCATCTACAGGAACGCTTACAGAATTTCTAATCGATATTTCAACATCTAGAACTACAGCATCTTACGATAACACAACTTCAGCTTTAACTATTCAAGATGGCGATATCCTAGAGATTGGTGATTACACGCTAGAGATTGATACCGTTTCAGGTGCTACTATCACCTTTAAGAATAAGTATACAGGATTTGCGAACTTGGGTGACGGTGGTGCTTCAGCACTCACAACAGTCACTAGATATTGGGGTGGATATAAGGCTATAAATGTCGCACCTAATGCGGGGCGTTTTCATATTGTAGTAAGAGATACTAATGGACTAATACTCGAAACATTCAATAATGTTTCCCCAACTTCAACTGATAAAAATGTAGATGGCACTTCAGCATATTATAAGACAGTAGTGGACAATGGTTCTTCTTGGGTAACCACAGAAGGCGCTCAAGGATCAAATATTCTAGTATCCACAGGAGCAAGGGCGATATACGGGTTTTCTAGCGGTGGTGCCGGTACTGACGAAGCAACAACAGGCGTGTCTGCATATGCAGCAGGATATGACCTATTCAAAGACGCTGATGCTTTAGATATATCTCTTATTCTTCTAGGTAAAGCAAACACAACTTTAGCTCAATATGTCGTAGATAATATTGCAGAGCATCGTAAAGATTGCGTTGCAATGATATCACCAACGTATAATGCTACAGTTGATGAAATGATTACCTTTAGAGACGCAATCGGTAGTAGCTCCTATGCTATGATGGATAGCGGATATAAGTACCAGTATGATAAATACAGTGATGTCTATCGTTGGGTTCCCTTAAATGGTGATGTTGCGGGTCTATGCGCAAGAACAGATAATGATCGTGATCCTTGGTTCTCACCTGCAGGATATAACAGAGGGCTTATTAAGAACACTGTTAAACTATCGATCAATCCTAATAAAGCGCAAAGAGATAAGTTATACGCATCAGGTATTAACCCTGTAATCACAGAGGCGGGACAAGGAACTTTGCTATTTGGAGATAAGACACTTCTTTCAACACCAAGTGCATTTGACCGTATTAATGTTCGTCGCTTGTTCATTGTTCTTGAAAAGGCAGTTGCTAGAGCATCTAAAACAACTCTATTTGAGTTTAATGATGAGTTTACAAGAGCACAGTTCAAGAACTTAATCGAACCTTTCTTAAGAGATGTTCAAGGACGCCGTGGTATTTACGACTTCAAAGTTGTAGCAGATGAAACAAATAACTCAGCAGAAGTTGTTGATGGAAACCGCTTCGTAGGCGATATTTACATCAAACCGGCTAAGTCTATCAATTTTATCCAGCTAAACTTCGTGGCTGTACGCTCTGGCGTAGAGTTTGAAGAAATCGTAGGTCAGTTTTAAGATATAAGCAAAGGAGTTAACAAACAAATGGCTTTCAACGTAAATGAAATCAAGAGCCAACTAACTCTAGGAGGTGCAAAGGCATCGTTATTCCAAGTTCAAGTTTTGAACCCAGTGAACAGCGGCGGTGATCTTAAAACACCTTTTATGGTAAAGGCGGCTCAAATCCCTGAGTCAACATTAGGGACGATTGAAGTACCATACTTCGGTCGCAAAATAAAAATAGCAGGTGACCGTACATTCGCAGAGTGGACGGTAACTGTAATAAATGATGAGGACTTTCTAGTACGAAATGCTATGGAAGAGTGGATGGCTTCAATCAATACGCACGAAGGTAATATTCGTGCAGCAGCTTCTGCTTCCCCATTGCAGTACAAATCGCAAGCACAGATTATTCAGTACTCTAAAACTGGATTGCCTGTTCGTGAGTATACGTTTGAAGGATTATTTCCAACTAATGTTTCTCCGATTGAAATGTCTTGGGAAACAACAGATGCCATTGAAGAGTTCCAAGTTACCTTCCAATATGACTATTGGGCAGTATCTGGTGGGATCACTGGCGGTCAGTTGACTCAAGAGTAAACGACTAAATAGATTGTAAGACCCTCTTTTAACAGGGGGGTCTTACCTCTATTAGTAAAGGACTATATATATGGCTGTTCAATTATTTGGATTTGAAATAAAAAGAAAATCTGATGAAGCAGATGATAAAAGGATTCGCTCATTCGTTGAACCGAATGAAGGCGATGGCTCTATTAATGTTACTGCAACTGTTCCTGGAGCAGGTGCGGCAATGTCTTCCGTTGTGGATATGGAAGGTTATGCTAAGTCAGAAGCAGAACTTGTTCAAAAATATCGTGATATGCTTCAACAACCTGAAGTGCAGCAAGCGGTTGATGATGTTGTAAATGAAGCGGTAATCGTTTCTTATGACTCTGCGCCTATAAGTTGTGTGACAGATGATGTTAAGTTATCTGATGGAATTAGAAAAAAGATTAGAGATGAGTTTTCAACTATATTAGAACTCTTAGATTTCTCAAACTATGGTTATGATATTTTTCAGAAATGGTATGTAGATGGTCGTTTGAACTATCATATACTTATTGATGAAAAGGATGCTAAATCGGGTATCCAAGAAATACGCTATATTGACCCACGTAAGATACGTAAAATACGTGAGTACGAAGCTGTAAAAATTGGTGAAGGTAACAATACTAGCGCAGTAAAGAAGCTAAAAAATGAATACTATATGTATATCGAAAAGGGCTTCTTGACGGATAAAGCAGGTGCTGCATCGTCTACTGATTATAATGGTGGAGTAAAGGGACTACGGATTGCTAAAGATTCTGTTGTAAATGTCAACTCAGGTATCCTAAACGAAAAAAATACCTTAGTACTGTCGCACTTACACAAAGCGTTCAAACCTTTAAACCAACTTCGTATGATGGAAGACGCAGCAGTTGTTTATCGCATTTCACGTGCGCCAGAACGCCGTGTGTTTTATATTGACGTTGGCAACTTACCAAAGTTAAAGGCAGAGCAATACCTACGTGATATGATGGTAAAGCATAAGAACCGTCTTGTATATGACGCAGGTACAGGTGAAGTACGTGATGATCGTAGACATATGTCAATGACAGATGATTTCTGGTTGCCTCGCCGTGAAGGTGGTCGAGGTACTGAGATTACTACATTACCGGGTGGGCAGAACTTGGGAGAGATGGACGATATTCTATACTTCCAAAAGAGATTGTTCAAGTCATTGAACGTTCCACTTTCACGTATGGAAACTGATAATGGATTCTCTTTGGGTCGTGCATCTGAGATTACTAGAGACGAAATAAAGTTTTCTAAGTTTATTCGCCGCTTACGTGCTAGGTTCTCTATCTTGTTTGACAAGCTATTAGAGAGACAGCTAATATTAAAAGGGATCATCACTCCTGAAGATTGGTCAGAAATACAAAATAAAATTCGTTATGACTTTACTGAAGATAATCACTTTGAAGAGCTAAAATCTGCTGAAATACTTAATAACCGTATTCAAACGTTACGTGATATGGATGAATATGTTGGACAATATTACTCTAAGATTTGGATATATAAGAACGTTTTGAAAATGTCAGAGGAAGAAATTGAAGATATGATTCAGGAAATCGACGCTGAAGGAAGTAATAGAGCCGATACTGATGAAGAAATGTAAGTTTTACTAAATATAGTAGATAAGGAGATTATGAATGGATAATATTAAAAATATGTTTAAAAATGCTTTTGATAGCAATGCAAGTGAGTTTGAAAAGGACTTCAGTGCTATTATGAGTGCAAAAATGAATAGTGCTATAGAAGCTAAATATGACAATATGTTTGGTTCAAATAATGCTGAACCTCAAATAGACACTGAACCTAAAACAGAATTAGAAACCACAGAAACGGAAGCCTAATAAGATGTCAAAACTAGTTAAAAATATTATCAAGGAAACAGTTAATCCTCCAGGCGAAAAGCGTCCTGAAGAACAAAAATTTCTTGATCAGCACAAAGTTGACGTAAAAGATTATCCTGTGAAGCAAGATACCAAAGAGACACCTAAGAAGAAAAAACGTGTTGCCGATAATGATGCAGAGAGTTCAGAAGCATCTTATGATCAAGCATATCTAACAAAAGAAGAAACAGAAGTTTCTGAGGATGAAAAAATGGTCTGCAAAGAATGTGGATGTGAACAACATATGCCTAAAGAAGATTGTGACTGTGAGCACGATTGCTCAGACCCTGATGGGGATCACTGGGTTAAAGCATCTGATATGGGTGAAGGATATGGTAAGAAGAAAATGAAGTCTTTCAAAGAATCTCTACAGACAGTACAAGAGGAAGTAGAAGAAATATCTGAATCAGTTATCAATGATCTAAAATCAATTGTAAAATCCAAGTCCGTGAAAGAAGTAAAATTTTCTGATGGCGGTAAAACTAAAGTAGATTTGTTTACAGCATCTGCTATGGTTAAAGTTCACGATTCATTAAACAAAGCAAACCAGAAAAAGTTTGCAGATGCTATAAATAAAGATGAGCGTATGTTTATGAAGATGATGGACTTTGCTATGGATAAAGTAGGATAAAGGAAAAGATATGTCTATTCTAAAAGCAACAGGCGTAGCAGTAGATATCAATGCTGCTCCAGATGTAGTGGCAAATGCTAGATTAATCAGTGTTTTAAATACAGGTGCAGCATTTCCACTAATAAATGTGGGTACAGGAAATAATCTATATATTGCTGCTGGAGAACGAGTTGTAATAGAGAAGGCACCAAGCGATGCCTTGGATGCTGTCGGTGGAACTGCTTCTGTTTGGGCAACCCCTATAGCTTACAAGAAATGAGGAATAAAAAATGTCATTACTAATAAAAGAAATCATTGAAGAAGTCACTTATATTTCAGAAGATATTCTGGATGAAGAAGGCAATGCCAAAGGTAAAAACTACTTCATTGAAGGTATTATTATGCAAGGTGACATTCAAAATAGAAATGGGCGTACATACCCTATGGAAACTCTTGTGCGTGAAACAAAACGCTACACAGAGAACTATGTAGATAAGAAAAGAGCATATGGTGAACTAGGGCATCCCCAAGGTCCAACGATTAATCTAGATCGTGTGTCACATATGTTTACTGAACTAAGAGAAGATGGTACTAATATTGTTGGTAAAGCTAAGATTATGGATACTCCAATGGGTAAGATTGTTAAAAATCTAATCGATGAGGGTGCTCAACTTGGTATCTCTTCTAGAGGTATGGGTTCTTTGAAACAGAATAAGAACGGTATTATGGAAGTCCAAAAAGACTTTATGCTTGCTACTGCAGGAGATATCGTTGCTGACCCTTCTGCCCCGGATGCATTTGTTAACGGTATTATGGAAGGAGTGGAGTTCTACTATGATGTTGCTAGTGGACTTTGGCAAAAAATGGCACCTGCTCAAGCAGTTGTTGCTGAAGAAAAGTTTGAAGCAACTATAGAAGAAATAAAGGAAACTGCAAAGCGTAGTGCGAAGGAACTGGAAGAGCAAGCAAGCACTTTGTTCAAAAAATTCATCAATTCGTTAGCAAGTAAGTAAATATTATAAATACTATTAGATTTTTACACAATCTTAAAGGAGAGCAAAAATGAGCGAAGAACTAGAAAATAAACTAGACGCTGAACTTGAAGAAGCAAAGGCAACTGGTGAGGATTCTGAGTCTGCTGATGCTGTAACACCTGCAGGTGGGACTGACAAGAAGCGTAAATCAGATAAAACAACAGCAGAGAAAATGGAAAAAGTCTCTGAAGCACCTGCGCTAGAATCTATTTTTGATGGCGAAGAGTTGTCAGAAGATTTTAAAACGAAGGCAGAAGCAGTATTTGAAGCAGCTATTCACGAAAAATCACAAACAATTCGTGAAGAACTGGAAACAAAGTTCGCTGCTGACCTAGACGAACAAGTTGCACAAGCAACTGAAGAATTAGTCGAGAAGGTAGACTCCTACCTAGACTATGTGATTGAACAGTGGATGGAACAAAACGAAGTTTCAATCGAATCTTCTATTAAAGTTGAGGTTGCAGAATCTCTACTAGACTCCCTAAAGGGTCTTGTTGAGCAGCACAACTTAGAAGTTTCTGATGAGCAAGTTGATGCGATTTCTGAACTAGAAAAGCGCTTAGATGAGCAAGAAACTAAGTACAACGAAACTGTTGAATCAATGATTGCGTTAAAAGAGGGCAAAGAGTCTCTTGAGCGTGAGGTTGCACTTTCAGATATCTCTGAAGACCTAACAGACACCCAAGCAGAGAAACTATCTACTCTTGCTGAAGGTATTTCTTTCGACTCTACAGAAGAGTATAAAGAAAAGTTGGTAGCAATCAAAGAGTCGTATTTTGCAGAATCAGCAACTGTTGCTGAAGCTTCAGACGAAACTGAAAACCTTGAAGAAGAGGTTATCGAAGAGTCAACCGCAAAAGACCCTCTTGTACTTGATGAGTCTGTTAGTCGTTATGCTGCAGCACTAGATCGTCTAAGTCAAAGATAACTTTTTATAAATACTACTAGTTGAATCTCAAACAAGGAGAAACAAAAATGAGAAACGAAGAACTAATGAAAAAGTGGACTCCTATTTTGGAGCACGAAGCATTTGGTGGTATTCAGGACTCTCATAGAAAAGCCGTTACAGCGACTATTCTTGAGAACACTGAAAAAGCGCTTAATGAAGGTCAGTCATACTCACCAACTTCACTACTAGAAGCTGCGCCAGCAAACAACATTAATGTTGATGGTGCAGGTGGTATTGACACCTATAACCCAGTACTGATCTCACTAGTGAGACGTGCTATGCCAAACCTAATCGCATACGATATCGCTGGCGTTCAACCAATGACAGGACCAACAGGTCTTATCTTTGCAATGCGTTCACGTTACGGTGCACAAAATGGTGCCGAAGCTCTGTATGGCGAAGCAAACACAGCCTTTGCTCCTGCCTCAACAACTGCAGCAGCATAAGCACTAGGTGATGGTGTAGGCGCTGGTTTCGCTGAGATGTCATTCTCAATTGAAAAAGTAACTGTAGAAGCAAAATCACGTGCTTTGAAAGCAGAATACACAACTGAACTTGCACAAGACTTGAAAGCTATTCACGGTCTTGACGCTGAAACAGAACTAGCGAATATGCTATCTGCAGAACTACTAGCGGAAATCAACCGTGAAGTCGTAACAACTGTACGTACAAACGCTGTCGCAGGTGCTCAGTCAGGCACAGCATCAGCAGGTACATTCGACTTGGATGTTGACGCAAATGGTCGTTGGTCAGTTGAAAAATTCAAAGGCTTGATGTTCCAAATCGAGCGTGAAGCAAATGCTATCGCTATCGCTACTCGCCGTGGTAAAGGTAATATGCTTATTTGTTCTTCAGACGTAGCGTCTGCATTGCAAATGGCAGGTATCTTGGACAACACACCAGCTCTAAACAGCAACAACTTGTCTGTAGATGATACAGGTAACACTTTCGTAGGTGTTCTGAATGGTCGTTACAGAGTGTACATTGATCCATATGCAGGTAGCAACTTCCTAGTTGTTGGCTACAAAGGCTCAAACGCATTTGATGCCGGTCTGTTCTATTGCCCATATGTACCGCTACAAATGGTACGTGCAGTTGGTGAGAACAGCTTCCAATCGAAGTTGGGCTTCAAAACACGTTACGGTATGGTTGCTAACCCATTCGCAGGTGCTGCATCAGCAACTGGCGCAATCGGTGCAGACTCAAACGTCTACTACCGCCGTGTGGCTGTTACAAAC